CACTTGGGTTGGTGTAGAAACGGGTCAGGAATGATCCCTTGCGGCGTAGCGCCTGCCCGGTGGGGTTCTTTTGCTTGACACCGGGTTGCAGGTTCTTGCTTTCACCGGAGGACTCAAACTTACGTCTACCCTCCTCGGTCAAGCCGCCCTTTGGGTTTTTGTACTTGCTCAATTCTTGTCTTTCGACGCCGCCATGTTGTCCACCAAGTTGGGATAAGGCCGACCTGACTTGGCAGCTCGCCTCATGGCGTTGCGTTTTTGCGCAGGCGACATCTCCTTGGGCTTGCCCAGATCCTTGGGCCTTGGTTTGTCCCAGACTGCTTTCATGACGGTGCTCCTGCTAATAATGGCCTTGTAGATTTGCGAGACACGGCACCGATCTTGGCGGCGCGGCGCTCGCCGACTTCGCGCTTCAACACACTCTCGGCCTCAGCCTTCTTGACACCAAACTGCGAGGAATCAAACGCTTCAACGGTCGGAGCGGTTGGGGCTTCTGGCAGGGCAGGGGCGGTCTCTGTGAACTTGGGTATCGGCTTGGGCGCGTAGTAGGTGAACGCTTCCTGCTCGGTGTCGTAACCCAGCAAGCCAAACAAGCCAAACCTTGGCTTTTTGACTTCTTTGTACCCGGTCATCGGCACCACGGGGTTCTTCTCGATGTCGGCCAGGAGCGTGTTGTAGTCGTCCAGCTTTTTCTGATAGGCGGTTTTCTGGGCCTCGTAGGTCGGCAGCAGCGACTCCTTGTAGGTTGCCATCTGCGCCTCAAACGGCTTCATCTTCTCGGTCACCCCGGCTTGGTATCCGGTGAAGGCGGTCTGATACTCGCCGGTCAGCGCATCGATGTTGGATTTGTACTGCTTGGACAGTCGCTCAATGTCGGATGTGCTGCGCCGGGCGATCTGGCGCTGCTTGAATTGGGGCAGTGTAGCCATTACTGCAACCTCATCCCGCCGCTGTTCAAGTTGGCTGGGATGCCCAGCTCTGCATCCATGCGCTCACTAGACAGCAGCGACCTGCGGCCACCACGGGTGCGAGCCTTGAGTGCGGATGCCTCGGACGCTGCGGCCTTGCGGCGCTCTTCGTCAACTGCGGCCTGCACTTCCTTAGACTTGCGCTCCATATCCAGCTTGTTGGTCTGGTAGTTGAGCTGGGATGCCTCAAACTGCTGCCGAGCGGTGGTGGCTTGCTGCTCTAAGGCTGCACCCTGCTTACCGTACTCGGCAGTCTGCTTGGCCAGTTCGGCACGCATGGCAGCTTGGTCGGTTTGCTGCTGCGCCAGCAGGGTGCGCTGGCTTGACTCGGCTGATTCCCGAGATAGGCGTGCTTGGTTGGCGTTGTAGGCGGTGCTCAAAATGATGGCACCAGAGATGAAATAGGTCATGTGATTACCTCCTTGTGTTCGTAAACGTCCATGCCCAGCTCGGCGTATTCCAGAGCGGTGAACATGCTTTCCAATGTTGCGATGTTGGTCTCATCGGTCGGGTTGGGGTGAATGGTCGTCCAGATCGCATCCTCATGGGTATGCACCACCCGCTTGGTGCCCGGCTCGGAGATGAATGACGCTGGCGCTGTGTGGGTCTCCAGCCCGAACTCGGTGTAGCAGGTGATGCTGCCCTGGCTGATGATGTTGAAGTGTCGGTGCCGGTGGATCTTGCCCACCACCACGGTGCCAGCAGGCAGGTGGATCTCACGGGCGTAGATGCCGGGGGCTAGCCAGTGCTTGAGCGGCGGCGACTCGTCCATACGCTGGCCGTCAGGCAGCGCTTGGCAGGCCCGTTGGATGGCCATGATCTTCTGCCGCGCTATCGGCGCAGGCAAATTTGCTGGCGGCAATTCAATGACGGCTGTGCTCATATCAACCGATTCTATTGGTGTTTGTACGATAGGCAAGAGCTGTATATCAGCGCGATATGCTCATGCAAACACATCGAAGTCGGTGCTGGCGCTGGATTGGCCCATGGGTCGGCCACCGAGCTGATGGGTGCGGGTCATCCGGTTGTACTCACCGCCGCCCAGCATCAGGTATCCGAAGCTGTCGCCAATGTGTGAGTGCTCGTTCTTGTTGGGCGCGTCCCGGAAGCGCTCCTGGCCAGCCCCGATGGCGATGCGCTTGAAGTGGTAGCCACCGGCCAGGGACTTTCGTAGCAGCTTGCACTCGCGGTTGACGATGAGCCCCGGCTTGCCTGCGATCAGGCGCTGCATGGGCGCTGCAGAAGCCTCGCGGCGCACCTTGAAGTCGTTGCTGGCCGTGGGCTGGGCACGCAGGCCCAGGGTTTTCAGGTGATCAAAGGCGGTGACCTCGTAGATCGCGTCCCTGGCCATGCCTGCCGGGTCGCCCCAGACCATCACTTGGTGGTTGGGGTAGCGCTGGTTAAGCTCACCCAGCAGTTGGTGGCCAAAGCGCTCCAGGCCCATGTCAAAGGTGACGATTTCCTGGTGAATCAGCCACCGACCGTTGGGCAGCCGCTGGCCAATGGTGGCCGCGGGGGTCAAACCAAAGTCCAGCCCCACCTGGATGGGCACCGAGGGGTCAATCTCGGTGTCGCCAGACATGGTCGAGTCCTCATACTCGGGCCAAACAGGCCTGCCCTCCTGGACATAGGTGTACTCGCCCCCGGCATAGCAGCGAATCCAGTCCAGATTCTTGCCGAGCAGCATCTGCTGGTAGTAGCCTGGGGGCAAGTTGTGGACATTCTCGGCTTTGGGGTTGACCTTCCACCACTTGCCGCTGGCAAAGATGTGATCGTTGGCCTCGGGCATCTCGGGCAGGTCTTCAACAGCCACCGGCACCACGCCGCCGGGCTGCTTCCAGAACTTCCAGGCGTACTGGCCGCTCATCTTCTCCTTCTCGGCCATCTTGTGCCACCAGTGGTCGTCATCCATGGGGTTGGTATCCATCCAGATCCCATGCCATGTAGCCCCGCCATCGCGCTTGGTGGGGTATCGGCCAACCCGGTGGGTCAATCCGTCGATCACCGCCTTGGGCAGCTCTCTGGCTTCGTTCACCCAAGCGCCCGTGAGCTCCAGTGAGAGCAGTTTTCGGACATCCTTGGGCTGGTCAAGCGCCAGGAAGATGACCTCGCAGTCGATCCCGGCGGCATCCCCACGGGCTGGCAGCCGAATGTGGTGGGTGATGGGCGGTGTCCACAGCATCGGGCCGAAGGTAGCCTCCGGGAACAGGTCGAGCCATGTCTTGATGGTGGTCGTCTTCAGCATGGGGTAGCTGTTCCTGACCACCGCCCACCGGGTATACCGGATGTTGTCAATGGCAGACGGCTTTTGCTGCACCGCCTTGATAAAGATCTTGCTCGCGCAGCCGTAGCTCTTGCCCGACCCCACCGGGCCCATGATGCCCTGGACGAAGTTCTTGGACTGGATGAAGTCGTATATCACCGGCGACTCGCTGAAGTCCAAGTTCAGCCCGGCCACCGGCACAGCTTTGTCGGATGTCTCTTTGGTTCTAGCCATCATTGCCCCTTGGTGCCACCACGTTGATGTCAATCACGCTGGGCTTGCTATCGTCGTCAGGGCTGTCCAACAAGCCACTGGCCTTGGCCAGAAGTCGGAGCACCCCCACCTTGTCGTAGAGCTCGATCTCCAAGGTGCTGACCCCGTCCTTGTCAGTCCTGACCTTGATGTTCTTGATCGCGTGCAGTGCGTGCTCAGGTATATCGCTAGACCTTTTCACCGTCACATTGCCGTGCTCATCCCAAGTCATGATGTCGGTCAGCTTGGTGTTGGCCATGCTCAACAGCGCATAGGCCACGGCCTCCTTGTTGGCCACAATGGTCGAGCTGCGCTCCAGTCGGCGCTGCACAGACCTGACCCCACCCCAGTTGGTCAAGGGCGGGATCACAGTGGACTGCTTGGGCCTTGTCATCAGAACGGTATATCGTCGTCAGACTCAACCACCGCAGCCTTGAGCTGAGGTTGGGGCTGGCCACCGCCTTGCACCAGCTCGCCGACAGACAGCGAGATCCACTTCTCGCCAGCACTGGTCGTCTTCGTCCAGCCGCTCACCCACCTCACTTCGCCGCCGGGCAGCATGATCTTGCCCTTCAGGTTTGGGTGGCTCTCTGTCGTCCTCTTGTCATTGCGGAACAGGCTGCCCTGCCCAGGTCTCATTTCGTATGCCATCAAAGCTCCTTTGGGTTGATTGTCGTCTACAGTGAAAAAGTGGGGAAAATTTCAGACGGACCCCCGGTCGCTACCGTGAGGGGTGGGGGGGAAGGGGTCGCGATTCGTGCGCGTCGTCGGGAGCGGATCGCCTGCGCACGCCCTGGCGCATATAGGTCGAGACCCCTGGCCGCTGGGCTGGAGACACCCCTTTGCCCCAGGTGTACAAAACCCATACGTTCGTCTGGTGGTTGGACAGACCGATTTAAACGGTCTACAACGCGCTGGATGGCTTGGGTGCTACCCATGTGCCAACCCGCACCTGACAACGCCTTGCAGGTGCCTTCCTGTGGCTTGCATGGGCATCGGCTCATCAGGCATCTGCCTGCAGTTGTCGGATGCCGGTGGCCAGGACTGCGCTGGTGGGCTCGATGCCCTCGGCTTGGTACAGCGGCAGCAGGGTGTCGAGGCTGTCGGTGATCTGCTCGACGGTCAATCCATCAGCAATCAATTTGTCAATTTCAAAGTTTCCTATAACTGTATTAAACCTCTTTAAAGACTCTTTATAAATACTCTCTCTTATGTGTTCTCCTGAGTTATAGGAAACTGTGGAGTGTCCTATTGGTTGCCTATGGAGGGCTTCATTGGACACTTTTGGGATGCCTTCATTGGACACTGGTGAGTGTCCTATGGACTGATGGTTATCAACTGACTTGTCCACAGCTTTGGGCTGCTTGGATTGTGCCTTTCGGATGCCATCTTTCATCTCTCTGACCGTTCTGGTCTCGCCTGACTTGGGCATGGTTTTGCTCCTGGTTGGTGGTTGCTTGAATGCTTTGGAGATCAGGCTTGCGATGCGTGCCTGACCGGCTGGATCTGGTGTTTCTTGCATACTGGGTGGTCTGGTGTCTTCCTTGTTGCTGGTGATGATGATGGCTTCCTCTGCTGTGATGCTGGGGTCGAAGATGACTCTGAGGGTGTTGCAGCGCTCGCCTCTAAAGCCCTTGCGGACGATCTCGACGTAGCCTGCATCGCGCAGCTTGGCCAGCTGGTTGGTGATGTTCTGGCGGCTGGTCTTCATGTCCTCGGCCAGACGCTTCTGGCTGACCCAGGTCAGGCCTGCCCGGTTGCAGTAGCTGCACAGCAGGGCGAGGATGCGCACAGCGCCATCGGTCAGCTTGGGATCTGTCAGCGCCCGGATGGGCATCACGCACACCTTGCGCTGGTCTGGCGGCGCGTCCTTTTCCTTGATGCGCGGCTTCTTGGGCAGCGTGAAGGGAATGACTTCAGGCATTGCGCTCACGGTATATCGCTTTCATGTGCGCTCTGATCCGCTCGGCACTGCCTGGGCCGTAGAGCTTTTCGCTGTGGGCCAGCCAGCGCTCCACAGTGTCTTTGCTTGGGCTCAGTTCCCAGGCGCTCAAGATGTCCTTGGCCTGCGCCCACTCCAGCAGCTCGCGCTCGGGTAAGGGGCCAGACTGCTTGGGCCGGTATGGTTTCCATTGCCGTTTCACTTTGCCTGCTTGGCTTTGATGACTCTGGCCACCTGCTCGGTGGTCACAAAGCGGTGGAGGTTGGCGCACTCATAGCGCCGGTAGATGGTGTTCTCGGGGCGCTGACGGGTTTCCTTGACCTGCACCCAGGTCTTGCAGACGGGGCAGCGCATCTCAGCCGCCGCCAAGCAAGACGCCTGTGCCGGTGGTCAGCAGGTCTTGCATGGCTTGCTGCACTTCGTCAGGTGTGTTGCGCTCCTTGAGTCGTTGCTGCGCCCACGCAGCGCCCTGATCAAAGCTGTCCAGGGCTGTGCCTTTCCTATCTGCAACCCACCCCCAGTCTTCGTCCGTCAACCCCTGCCATTGGCGTTTGGGTGGGGTGGTGTAAAGAGGGTAAGCAACACAAGTTCCGCCAATACGCCGTGCTTTTGATTTTGCGTCAAGTTCTGCAAACTCTCCACGAATCATTTGTGTAATTCCTTGTACAGCCCACGCCACCGGCTCCTGCTCTGGCTTAGGTGGGTAGTTGTTGCTGCTGCAAGCCACACATTCGTAAAGCACCCCTGCCTTGCACTCGGGGCAGGTAGGTTCTAGCTGTGCTGCTGCAAAGTGATCAGCAAGTTCCCTTGCCCGGTGTTTATTAATGCCCTCGCGGACTAGGCTAACCACTATCATGTCGCGCCAAGGGGTTGGCTCCTGCTCTGGCAGAGGTGGGGTGGTGCGAACATACTCAATGCCATAGCCGGTTGCGTTATCTGCACTCCATGTCACATCATGCAATTCGCCAAACAAAACCTCAGTTTCGTCTTGCGGGTCAAAACCAAGATCAAGCCAAATTCGGTCAGGCGCTGTGCTTACAACCTTTGCCACCGGCTCCTGCTCTGGCTGTGCTGCGGGTGGGGTGGTGTAGAGAGGAATCCACTCCCATCCATCTGCGGCTATGGTTTGCTTTTCGCAAGTCACGCTGTCAGGGTCAAAGTCATCGCATTGCATATCTCTTTCAATCCACGCCACCGGCTCCTGCTCGGCTTGCTGCTTGGACACGCTGTACCAGTGCTTCAGCGCAGATTTCAAACTGCGAATCTCAATCTCGAATGCCTTGGCCTCACAGTGACGGGCGCACGGCGCGGGGTGGGTACCTGCGGCTTGTAAGGCTTGGCGGTCAGGCTCCTGCTCTGGCTGTGCCAGTTGAGCGCGTAAGGCCTCTGCTGCAATACCCTGCTTCAGCCATGTTGAGCCGCCACGGTACTCCAACGCCTCCAGCGCCAGAGTTGCGGCTTGTCTTAGGTCAGTCATGTGTTGCGCTCCAATGCCCAGTACAGCAGCGCCAGCGCGTCTGCTTCGTTGTCGTCGGTGACCGGGTGGCCCTTGAGCTGCATGGCCTCGACCATGGCCACCTTGTCGGCGTTGCCCTTGCCGGTGGCATGTTTTTTAATCGTGCCCACCGGCACGCCTTGGTAAGGGATCTTGTGGTGCTCACACCAAGCGGTCAAAGTGGCCATCAGGCCGCCGTAGACATGCGCTGAGTCGGTGCTGGCGTGCCTGCGCACCTCCTCAAAGTACACCGCCTGCAGCTCGCCGCCCAGGGTGCCCTTGAGCTCGGAGAGCCACTGTTTAAAGCGCAGGTAGCGCATACCACCACCCTCGTACCGGCCCGGTTTGAAGCTGGCCCAGCCATGCACGATGGTGTTGTCCAACGGCCTGCAGGCCCAGCCGGTGGTGGTGCCCAGGTCAAGGGCAAGGATGGTGCCGCTCACAGAGCACCCGCCTGCCTGAGAGCCTGGACAAACTCCTCGATCTCAGGGCAGGGCACCTGGGTCGCGTGCTGCTGGTCGCCGGTCATGGCCAGAGCCTCGGCCACCACCTCGTCTGGGTACTGCACGCCGTCCTTGACCCGGTCGAGCAGCCTGACTGCTTCTGCGTAAGTCATGGCTGGCGCACCCCCGACAGGAAGCGCTGCAGCCGGGGCTGGAGCTCTCCGTACTTGGGCATGAGCTGGTCGCGCACGCACTGGTCAATGAGGGATGACACGCTGCGCCTCTGGTCGGCAGCAGCAGTGTCCAGCAGCGCCCTGGTGGCAGGGTGCAGCCGCATGAGGAAGGGTTTGAGTTTGTTGTCCATCGCTCAAGTGTATATCTGAGCGATATGTACAAGAGCCCCAAGTGCCTGATTATTTTGCGGTATTAGGGTAAGTCCCTAGTCTTTTAGTGCTTTTGGGGCTTGTACAGCGATATACAAACTGTGCCATAATCCTTCCATGTTCAACAGCGCAGATAAAGCGCAACAGGAGTTCAACATGACAACCACCACCACTACACAGCTCGGCGACATCTCCGAGATCTACTTGTCAACCGGCAAGCATGACAGCAAGGGCCGCATGATCGGCTTCATTGTCGGCTTCCGCGATGACGGCACAGAGTTCTTTGCATGGGTGCAGAATGCTCGCCTTGTCAATGGCATGTGGGCCGACTACGGTGTTCGCCAGCGCAGCCGGTCATTCCCAGCCCAGCACTTTGCCACCACTTGGGCCTACGCAGAAGTCCGAGTGCGTATCGCCAAGATCCAGAAAGGTGCCTGATCATGACCACCCACACCGGCAAATTCGTAGCCTACTTTCGGGTCTCCACCGACCGCCAGGGCAAGTCTGGCCTGGGGCTCGATGCGCAGCGCGAGCGCATCACCACCTATCTCAACGGGGGCAATTGGTCTCTGATCGGTGAGTTCACCGAGGTGGAGAGCGGCCGCATGAATGACCGCCCAGCCCTGGCCGATGCCGTCAAGCTGTGCAAGCGCGAGAAGGCCACCCTGGTGGTGGCCACCCTTGACCGCCTGACCCGTGATCTGGCCTTCGGTGCCACTCTGCTCAATGACACCAAGGTGCGTTTTGTCTGCGCCGACTTCCCCGAAGCCAGCCGCGAGATGCTGCAGATGCGCATGGTCTTCGCCGAGTGGGAAGCACGCAAGATTGGTGAGCGCACCAAGCTGGCGCTGGGCGAGCTCAAAAAGCGCGGCGTGAAGCTGGGCTCACCCACCCCCAAGGTCGGCTCGGCTGCCGGGGTCAAGGTGGTCAAGGCCAAGGCCGACAAGTACGCCGACCGGGTCGGGCCCATCGTGCGCGACATCATCCGCAAGTCGGGTGCCGACACCATGCGCGACATCGCCGCCGCCTTGGAGGCCCGTGGCGTGGCCACCCCCAGGGGCAACACCAACTGGGGGCCGACTCAGGTCTCCAACCTGCTCAAGCGCATCAAATGACCGCCTGCACCCTGCACGCCGCCGCCAGTCAGCCAAGCCTGACCGGCTGGCCGGGCGTGCCCACAATGTCACACATCGAGGAGATGGTTGTGTCAGACCCGCTGTTTAACTGGGAGCAGCTCTTCCCAGAGGATGCCACCAAGCTGGGGCAGTACCTGCAAGAGATCGGCCACCGCCCGGTGTGCCGCCTGGACATCAGGATCACCAGCCTGGAGGAGCTCAAGAAGGCTGCCGTGCTGGTCGGCGAGCTCAACAAGACGCTGCAGGTGCTGGCCTATGCCGATGACCGGCATGAGGCTCTCCGGGTGATCCTGGCCCGTGGTGCGATGCAGCAAGCACGCATCGGATTGAAGTATTTGCGCACCAAGAAGTTCTTGGCTGGGCAAAAAAAGAACACTACCCGTAGTGTGCCTTGGCCCTTACAGGTTGGGGATTTGGACAGGCCTTGGAAGGGGCCGAAAGCAGATTGATTACAAAGGAGAAAATCGTGAAGCCTTTTTTTAAAACCGAGGTCAATGCGTATAATTTGTATAGTGTCAGTAGACACCGGCAGCACTATCTGCAGTGTTTGCCTGAGCCAGAGGAGACCCTCGGAGAGAGGGTTGCTGCAGCCGCAGCATTCCTGGCGTGCATCGCCCTGTTGATCATCATCACGGGGTGACCCATGGATGTCAAGATCACCTTCCCCAGCAAGCACCTGCTTGAGGGCTTCGAGTACGTCAACGCCGCCGCCACCAACGTCGAAGAGACATGGCGCAAGTTCGGCTGGGTGCCAATCGCAGAGCGCAAGGCCGAGCTCAAAGTGCAGCAGGCCGTCAAGCGGATGAAGATCAGGGAGCGCACCGATGCTGGCTCCTAACCTTGCCGCTGGCCGCGACATGCGCGACCGCCAGCTCGACATCTTCGAGCAGCGCGACCACCACTTCCTGGAGCGCTGCCGGGCACTAGCTGTGCTCATCTGCAAGCAGCAGGGTGAGGTCTGCATCAACGACATCCGGGCCTACATCGAGGTGCCGCCCGGTGTCCACCCATCTGTCTTGGGCGCGGTCTTCCGCACCAAGCAGTTCAAGCGGATCGGGTATACCGAGGCCGCACATCCCCAGGCGCACGCCAGAGTGGTGCGCGTCTATTCCCTAGCCACCAACAAGGAGTGAAAAAATGGCAGGCAAATTAACCGACGACAAAGAGATGAGCGCCAGCAGACTGCCGGGCCTCATGGGTTTCAGTAAATACAGCAGCCCCAACGATGAGCTGCAGTTCAGCATCAACGCCATCGATGGCAAAGAGCGCCCCGACATTGGCAACGAAGCCATGGGCTGGGGCAACCGCCTGGAGCCGGTGATCTTGAGCGAGGCAGCCAAGCGGCTGGGCATCACCGACTTCAACACCGAGATCAACAAGGCCTACACGCACCGCAGCTTTGCCTTGTCCTGCAGCCTGGACGGCATCGGGTACGGGCTTGGCCAGGAGATCACCACCGACCCCGACAAGGGCATCTATGTGGTCGGCCAGGACTCCATCGAGCTCAGTGGCCCCGGCGTGCTTGAGGCCAAGCTGACCAAGGCCATGCCCGAGGACACCCCGCACCTTGCGCGTGGCCCCATCCAGCTCCAGGGCCAGATGCTGGTGACCGGCCACCGCTGGGGCGCGGTCTGCGTGTTGTACCAGGGCATCGAGCTGCGAGTGTTTCTTTTCTCGACGCACCACGACACCCAGAAAGAGATCGTCAAGGCGGTGCTGGTGTTTGAGAACAAGCTGCAGACCTACCGGGAGAGCGGGGCCATCGACTGGTATCCACCCGCGAGCAGCAAGGAGCTGGATCGGATCTACCCGATGGCGGCAGGCAAAGAGGAGGTCGAGCTGCCGGGCAATGTGGGGGATCTGGCCAAGGGCATTCTTGAAAACAAGGCAGCCATCAGGGCAGCCGAGGCCAGCATCGAGGATGCGGAGAAGCTGATCAAGGCGCAGTTGGGTCAGGCCGAGCGGGGCCGGGCCGGGCAGTACGTCATCAACTGGCCGATGCGCAACTACAAGGCGGCAGCCGAGCGTTTGGTGCCTGCCAAGGAAGCCTACAGCGTGCGCCAGTCAACGCTCTCCATCAAGGAGTGGCAGACATGAACCTGCCCGACAAGCCTGCCATCAAGCAAGCCTATGAGCAGGCCGTTGTGGCCCTGCTGAATGTGACCGACTCCACCGAAGAGGAGGCCGAGATCTTTGTCGATGCAATGACCGACCTCATCTTCACCACCATGCAAGCCTACCTGTCCCAGAAAGAACAAAATGCAATTGACCACCACTAACCGGGGCTTCGCTCCAGCCACCCTCACTGAGGCGATCCAGTTCTCCGACATGCTGGCCAGCTCCAGCATGGTGCCCAAGGCCTACCAGGGCAAGCCCCAGGACATCCTGGTGTGCGTGCAGTGGGGCTATGAGATGGGGCTGGCACCCATGCAGGCGCTCCAGAACATCGCCGTGATCAACGGCAAGCCATCGGTTTATGGTGACGCCGCCATGGCCCTGGTGCAGGCCAGCAGCGTCTGCGAGGATGTCGAGGAGTTCTTCGAGGGCGAGGGCACCACCAACCCGGTGGCCGTCTGCGTGGCCAAGCGCAAAGGGCGCAAGCCGGTGACCGCCCGGTTCAGCGTCGAGGATGCCAAGCGAGCCGGGCTGTGGGGCAAGCAGGGGCCATGGTCGGCCTACCCCAAGCGCATGATGCAGATGCGAGCTCGCGGGTTCGCGTTGCGTGATGCCTTCCCCGATGTTCTCAAGGGGCTGATCACCGCCGAGGAAGCGCAGGACTACCCCGACGAAGCCAAGCCCAGGCCGGTGGCCAAGCCAGCCAACCCGTTGGACATGGTGGCAAAGCCAGCGCCTGTGGCTATCCATGAGATGACGACAGACCCTGTGGTGATCGCTGCGGCGATGGCAGACACGGTTGACCCAGAGCCGGTCGAGGTGCTGGCCGTGATCCCGCACGCCGAGGTTGAGCATGTCGATCTGCAGCCGCTGCCTGA